CCATCAAAATAAAAATGATACCAATGAATCAAGTCTAAATAATAGTAATCAGAAATTGTATTAGCGACGGTTCTAAATATATCATCATAAACATTATATATCTTAAATTGATCAGAGTTAATAAAGGTATCAAGTTCTTGAGTAATAGTAGCAAAATTAGATGATGTACTTATAGCTTGTGCATATAATTTTCTCCAAAGAACAAATAATGGTTTAATATAGATATTTAATTTATTCAATTGTAGAGAACTTACTATAGAGGTTGTAGAAGTATAATTAATTTTTTGTATAAGTACTTCAGGTAAGTCAATTTTAACATAAATTTGGTGAATAAGGTCACCAATCTTAGAAAGGTTACAAGTAACTTCTTCACCAAAATTGGGAGAACCATCAAATGTTTCTTCATGAGTTTCAATAGCAAAGTTACTATATCGAAGGTAGACGATTTTAAAAAAAGTAATTTGAGGATTAATAGTTAAAAAAATATCTTCCTTTCCAGCTGAAACAATTTGTAATAACCCTCCAGCCATATTTATAACTAATCCTCACAGATTATTTATAAATTAAATACACATTAAGTACTAGGAAAGTACTCCCACTTGTTAAATTCACATATTTTCTTCCAAATTTCATCATGTTCTTGTAATTTATAACTAATCTTTACAGATTATTTATAAATTAAGTACTAGGAAAGTACTCCCACTTGTTAAATTCACATATTTTCTTCCAAATTTCATCATGTTCTTGTAACTTACTTCTACTTTTTAAATAATTAAAATAAGGTAAGAACTCATCGTAACCTAATAGTTCGAATAATTTATGGAATACATAATTGTTATTAATAAAATTTTTCCTATTATTTGGCTTGAACTGTTTAAATGGTTCCTGTACTTCCTTGAATAATTGTCTTAACTTATCCTCTAATTCTCTAGTTAACATTGGTGGAGGTAAACCATTAAGTTTATTAATAATATATGGAATATGTTCATAATAGGATGTCAAACCAAGTTTTTTCAAAATAGCGCGTAATGTACAATTATTAAGAGTAGATAAATCGGATATTCTTAATTTTTTCAATTCATTAATTATTTGTTGAAATATTTCATTTGGTATCTCAGTAGATTCTTTACCCTGGAATTGGTTCAATAGTTCTGAAAAATGATTCATACGTTTATATCCATTAGGTTTAGTTTCAATTACAGGTTCTTTATAGTTTGGTTTATCACTTTCTATAGCTATAAATTCTGAATGTCCACATTCAGTACAAACTAGGATACCTTCTTGTAAATGTAATGTTTTTTCCTTCTTACAAAAATCACAGTGAGGCATATGATTAGGTCGTTTATTATTGATTTGTATTTTCTGTGTAACTTTCAAATAATTATCAAAACATTCAGATTTAGTATCAGTTTGATTATTATAATATTTATCGATAATATCGAGAGTATTATCAAAATATTCAAGTTCATCTTCTAAATTTTCTATTTTTCTAATTTCTCCTTCAATTTCGCGTATTCCTTCTTTCAAAGTTGCCCTTTTACCTATGTTTTCAAAAGTATAATCCATAGTGTTATCGTATTCATTTTGTAATTTTTCCAATCGTGTTTGTAATTTGAAAAGTTGTTTATCTTTTTTTTCAAACTCTTTCATTCTTTCTTGATGTTTGCTATCCAATGTTCCATGGACAATTAATGATTTATTGATAATATTACTNCAAAATGANGAGTATTTTATATTTTTATCTTTGAATGATGATTGAGAAGTACCAACTTTGGTCTCCATTTAGAATCGTATATATATAAAATCACAGGTAATTTCTTTATATCTTTTTTTAATTCAAAGTAATAGATCGATATTAAAAATAGAAATAGTTATATATATGCAAATTGATAATTTTATAACATCAATATATATTCTTTTATTGGGTATTATAATTGGAGTTATATTCTATAATAAATTTGATAAAGATTACTATAAAATATCAAAAGCGATGCATTATTTAACAATATTATGTGCATTTTTATTTTTATATATGGGTTTCTTTCCAGCAGCTGTTTTATTAGGTTTTCATTTAGCTTATGAATTAAATATTTAAGATGATATTATATGAACCCTTTTGTAAATAAAATTTATTTGATTAATATGGATAAGGATAAATATAGATTAGAATTAGCAAAAAAAGAACTTGATAAACATAATTTATTATTTGAGCATTTTTCTGGTATTGATCCAAAAATATATGATAAAAATAAATTAAAGGAATATGTTACACCAAAATGTCAAATTTTATGTCCCTATGGTGTTATTGGATGTGGTATTAGTCATATAAAAATATGGGAAAATATAATAAAAAACAATTATAAAAATACAATAATATTTGAGGATGATATTATTCTACATTCAAAATTTAATATAAAATTAGAAAAAATTATAGCTGAATTACCTAATGATTATGATATTTTATATTTAGGGAGTATTGGACTTGATGATCGTAATATTAAAAAGGATATTTTATCAGAATTATTAAGAACATATCGTTCTATAATAGGTGTATTAAATAATAAAGTATCGACAAATAAATATATTAAAATTCCAGAATATCCATTAGGAATGCATGGATATATGATTAGTAATGAAGGTTGTAAAAAATTATTAAAATATTTTAATAATATTAAACTATCAACCCATATAGATTATATGATTGCAACTAATGCGNAGAATATGAATATATATGTATGTCAAGAGCACTTAGCAAATCAAAATTTTGATATTCCATCTACTATTCAGGATACAAGTTTTCCAAGATTATTAAATACAATATTAAACAAGATTAAAACATATAATAATAAACCATATTCTCATTCATTTGGAACAAGTATATTTCGTTTANATACATTTAATTTTACAGCATATCANATTTTAATTCTAATTATGGGATTACTATCAATAAAATATCCATATATGTTTTATTTATTATTGGGTATTATTTNTCTTGATATTTTTCTTTTTGATATAAAAGTAATTCAAGCATTAATTGTTTTTGGTATTGGTAAGTATATTATACATTTAACAGTATTATGAACATTTTTATATATGGGTTTTTTTCCAGCAGCTGTTTTATTAGGTTTTCATTTAGCTTATGAATTAAATATTTAAGGTGATATTATATGAAACATCAGATTGATCAAGTATATGTTATTAATATGGATAAGGATAAAGATAGATTAAATAAAGTAAAAAAAGAGATGAAAAAACATGGTTTACGTTTTACAAGATTTAATGGAATAGTAACTAAGGAATTAAGCAAAGATGTTTTAGATTCTTATGTAGAGCCATCATGTCAAAAATTATGTACAAAGGGTTTAATTGGATGTGGAATAAGTCATATGAAAGTATGGGAAAATGTAATAAATATGGGATATAAGAATGCTATAATATTTGAAGATGATGTTATGTTAGATGAAAATTTTAATGAAAAATTAGGATTTAATTTGAAGGAACTACCAGATGATTATGATATATTATATTTAGGGAGTTTAGGGTATGGTGATCCTGATGCAAAGTTAGATATATTATCAGGTTTATCCAAGTTATTTTTTTCAATGCCAGATGGTATAAAGGAGGAAAATCAAAAGTACAAAACATTAATAGTACCAGAGTTTCCATTAGGTTTATATGGATATATGATAAGTAGACAAGGTTGTCAAAAATTTTTAAATAGATTTCAAGAAAAGAAGTTACAAAATCATATTGATGTTGAAATGATGTCATATAGAGATGGTTTAAGAGTGTTTTCATGTAATGAATCAATTGCTTATCCAAATTTTAATATACCATCGACGATCCAAGAGGTTGAATTTCCGAGGTTATTAGATAAAATATTGTATAATATCAAAACATATAATGGAATGCCATATTCAAGAGTATTAGGGTTATGTTTTTTCCAAGTTAATGACAATAATATTTCATTATATTATGGTTTGTTTTTATTGTTGGGATTATTAAGTAATAAATATAGATGGTCAATATATGTATTTTTAATTAGTATATCACTGGATGTATTAGAGAGTGATAAAAAAGTTGGATTAGCGTTGGTTACATTTTTAATTGGAAAAATAATAAGTTTTTTAATACGGAGTAAAAGGTAAGTAAACAAGTAATATTTTTGTTCTATATATTGAGTTTATAATATATAGGACATTAATTAGTGTTTTTTAGAAAATTTTTTTCTGTGCTAAAGTATATCATACAAATGGGTGGTGGTTTAATGCAACTCGTTGCCTACGGTGCTCAAGATGTTTACCTAACTGGTAATCCTCAAATCACATTCTTCAAAGTAGTATACAGACGTCACACTAACTTCGCTGTTGAGTCTATTGAACAGACCTTCAACGGTGTTGCTGGTTTCGGCCGCAAAGCCACAGTTACTCTACAACGCAACGGTGATCTAATTTCGAACACCTACCTACGTGTAACTCTACCGGCTGCCACTGGTGCCGCCCCCTGGGCATGGGTACACAAGGTTGGCCATGCTCTGATCCAATCAGTNGAGCTCAACATTGGTGGCACCAAGATTGACAAACAATACACTGATTGGTTCAACATCTGGGCCGATCTATCNAACAAGGTTGGTCAATCCCGTGGCTTCAACAAGCTCATTGGTAACGTCCCAGAACTTACCGAGCTTGCCCTAACCCACGGCGAGAACGTACTATACGTTCCCCTTATGTTCTTCTTCAACCGCAACGATGGCCTAGCCCTCCCTCTGATCGCCCTTCAATACCATGATGTGCGTTTCGAGTTCGAGTTCCGCCGCCTATCTGAGCTGATTGTTGGCACTCAACCCACCATCGGTGACCTAGTAACTGCCTCCCTCTTCGTTGACTACGTCTACCTAGATGCCGAGGAGCGCAAGAAGTTCGCCACCTCATCCCACGAGTACCTAATTGAGCAAGTACAGTTCACTGGTGACGAGTCAGTAACTGGCCTAAACGTCAAGCCTCGCCTAAACCTCAACCACCCAGTCAAGGCTCTATACTGGGTGATGAAACTAGGCAAGTTCACAGCCGGCTCAACTTACCTAGCTTACGGTGCTGATATCGAGGTTGTCCGCCTACTAGCCACCAAGCGTTTCTGCCTAGCAGTTGCCGCTTACCTTGGCACTGGTGCTGGCACCGTTCTTGATCTATCAGGCAACAACCTAAAGCCCTCCGTCACAGGTGGTGCCCTACCAGCTGGCCTACTAGCCAAACTAACTGCCGCCCGCGCCGTAGCTGTATCACCTGAACGCCTAGATGTTGATAACATTGTTATCACCGGTGACCTACTATCAGTTGATGATGTATCAATCCCCGTTGCTACTTTACTGACTGGTTTAACTATCACCCGTGTTACCGTTGGTGATGGTGCCGCCGCTTCTGATGTTGTTGTCCGTGACTGGGCTAACTACGGCCAAACCCTTGACCGTA